TTCTTCGGTTTCAGTAGCTTCTTCACCATCTGCATAAAGTGTTTGTGCAATTTGTTGTTTACGAGCATCTAGTGCTTCAAATGCTCTAGCAGAAATCAAATCGTTCAATGTATCTTTGGCAGACGCAGCTTCACCGTTCATCGTTTGATTAATAAAAGTTTGAATGTCCATGTTATCGCCTATTTAGTTTAGATGAAAATTTATCTACATCTTGGTCTAGTTGTGGTGTTTCTGATTCGGTATCACCTTTTTCAACCGTGTTATCTTCTGGTGGATATTGATCTTCTGATATTTCTGGTTGTTCACCTTGAGGCATAACTGGTTGACCAACACCAGCGTCTGCTTCTTTCTTCATCTGCTTATCCATCTTTTGAATATCTTCATCGGTAAATTGCAGAATCTTTTTCTTTACCCACTCAGCAGAATAATAATGACCAATATATGGATCTACAAGTTGCAACAGACTTACTCTTTCGCGGAGCAATTCTGCATCACGCAATTCAGTAAAGTTATTATCTTTCTTGTAGTCATAATAAATTTTATCTTTGAATGTTTCCCATTCTTCTGATGTGCAAATACCTTTTAGCACACATTGGATTTTCAAAGCATGATCAAATATCTGTGAGAATTTATTACGAAGACGAATAATGAATTTGGTAAACTTAACTTCATCGCGGGTAACTTCTGATGTTCGACCAACACCAATCATACCGCCATCGCTAGGTTGCAAGCGAGACAATGGTACATTCAGAGACTGTAATAGTTTTTCCCGGAAGTATTTTACATCTTCCAATTCACCAAGGTTTTGTCCTGCTGGTAGAGTTGTAATCTCAGTACCTTTACCACCTTCACGGCGTGGCAACCAAAAATCTTCAAGCATCGACATATGCTTACGGTCATCACGCAGTTCACCAGTCTGTGCATCATACACCATCTTGTTACGATACTTGACCATAATATCTTTTAGGTATTGTTCTGCCTTACCTCTTGGTAAGTTACCTACGTCAATATAGAATACGCGGCGTTCAGGTGCTCTCGAAATACGGTAAATACAAACTGCATCTTCAATCATACGCAACTGATTAAGTGGTTTGATTGCTTTGTGGATATAAGAAATAACAAATGTATTTTTAGCATCCATCAAACCTGAGTTTACATTGATGATAGAATCTGTTGCAATTCTTAAACCACTATTAACCGATGCGCCAAAAGATTGAGTTGCAGCACCGCGGTCACTATAAACATAATACTCGGCAATAGATGCAATGATATCTGCGCCAGTTTTTGGATCACGTTCTTTTTTTACCTCACGCACTTTACGAATCTTGCGTGGGTCAATATATCTTAGTTCCTGAATACCATCTTTAGGTTTCTTTTCATTAACAACAACATGATAATAGATACGACCATCTATGTACCATCTTTTGAAAAGGTCATCTGAAAGATTGCCAAAGTTAAGCATATCAAGAATATTTTCAAATTCTTCAAGAATTTTTTTCTTGACTGCTTCTGGTTGTTTGAGTTTATCTAAAACTAAATCTACTGTTCGACCAGAAACATCATGTGTAATTGCCTCATTAACGATATCGTCAATAGCCATCTCCAATTCTGGATGATTAGCCATTTCACGATATCGTGTGATGAGTTCCAACTCATTGCGTATCGAACCTTCAAGGTCAACATAAGTGCCGTAATAGGCATTCTGTGTGATGGTGACTGCACCATCATCAATCGCAGGAGTTGGAAGCGCAAAAGAAGATTGCTCGGGCGATTGGACCTGAACAACATCTTTTGCTCCTAGTGTAAAACCGAAAAGCTTTAATGCCATTAATTATTCATCCTATAAAATAGAGAAAGGCCGAAGCCCTTCTCTTTATACCACACCAGATTCTACAGACTCCCACCATTGATAAGTAAGTGATACTGAAAATTCTTCAATAGTATCATTAGAACCCCAATCAACATCAATTGGAGTAATATCTGATGGGAAAAGTCCTACAAATCTGTATTTTTTTAGTGCGTCACCCTTCTTACCAAATTGAGTAACGTCACCATCAACTGTATAGCCTAACGGTGATAGTGCAAGTGGGTTTCTTACGTTTAGATTGTGGCTATTAATACCATTCATCCAACGCTCAAATGCATTACGAATCACAAAATCTTCATCGTTGATAATTGTGATTGTCCAATCTGCAAATGTTCGATTGCCTACAAACTTTAGTTCACGACCAAAGTATTGAACAGGCACAACCCCTAGAGTTGATCCAGGTAGTTGTGCTGTTTTACACATGAAGGTTAACTTTGTTTGAGCATTTCCTGGTAGTGAAAAAGTAGGAAAGGGCATCGACACTTCAAATAAATTAGGACGGGCGCCATCGCCCACTAATTGACTTCTAAACTCGTTTACTGAAAATGCCATTATTGTTCTCCTGTTCCTCTATTTAGAATCGTCCAACAACTTCTTCGAAGGATACACCAGTTCTTGTAGCCACGAAGTTAAGTTGAATGAAGTTAATTGAACGGGCAGGTTTGATGTAGATATCACCAACAAACTCATTGCGGTCAATAACCTCAGGTGTGTTATTAGTTGTATCACACACTACGCGGAAATCAGTAATACCGCGGCGACCTTGAATCTCTCTTAGAAATGGTTCAACAAGAGCAACAAACTGCGCTCTGGTAAATTGATCATTTAGTTCAAATAGAGAGAAACGAGATGCACGAGCAACGGTACTCTCAAGGGTAATAAACAGACGGCGAACATTAATACGATCAAATGCAGAAGGTTTGCTCAACATTGTTTTATCGCCAAACAGAACAGTACCTTCACCTTGGAATGTCAATACAGGATTAACACCTTTGATGTAGAGATTGTCTCTATCAGCCTTAGTTGGATTCCATGCTAGTTTAATGCTGTTACGAATCTGACCACGATTTAGACCAGCAGGTGAGAACCATGGGTCTCTTATGTAGTCTGACCGAGCAGTTAGACCAGCAACATCACCATTTAGTGGCACCCAACGGTATACATCGTTATACTTATCGTATTGATATTTCCAGTTGGCATCCATGAAAGCGTATGAAGAAGAAGGTAGACCATCACGATATGATGTAATGCTACTTACTTCTCCAGCTGGATTTTGAACGCAAGAGGCTTTTGTTGGTGACAAGAACACTACTGAATCTTTGCGGCTTTCTGCAACAGCGATCAAGTTGGTAGCAAGTGTTGAACCGGCTGGGCCACTAATAATTAAACCAACATCAACAGAATCAGGATTAGAAAACAGACTGTACCCTGTTATTACGTTTGCTGTAACAATAGTACCATCGGAACCACCTGACATTGACGCGGTGAAAGGAGAGCGAACAACATTAAATGAGGTATCTTTTGTTGAATTACCCCAATTTGTTGCACCTGGCTGATGACCTGTCCACCAAACATATGAAGATTTGTCGTTTAGTAAATTAACATAGTAATTGCTATTGCCATTTGAATCTTTTGAATCAGAAGCTTTCGATGCAAAAGCAAACTTTTCTAATACTGTATTTGAAGTGCCTGAGAATGCACCACCTTCATCTACAACAATGATGTGAATTTCATCATTTGAAGAATTGAGTGATGAGGCATATGTTGAAGTAGATGGAGCAATACCAAAATTGTCAGCATATTGCCATTTGCGAAGAATTGCAGCGCCTGCGGTAACAGTAGTATTAGATGCTAGATTAATGAAACCTGATGTAACATTAACAGTTCTTACATATGAAACACCATTATCGAAAGAAACTAGGTCACCAGCATACAAGTTACCAACTGGCGAACCAGTAACGGCAATAACAGTATTGCTTGTGGCTGATGTTACAACGGTAGTATCTGTTACTGTCAAGTTTGATGAGAATGCTTGTGTGCTTGGGCAAATAGAAACTCTCAATGAATTACCTAGACCACCTGGATATTTTGCAACAAGTGGACCGTTAGTTGTATTTGCTGTCGTGTGATTCTGTAGATAATCATCTTGGTTTTCAATCAAAATGGCTCCGTTAGTATTAGCAGAAGCATTAAGAGTTGAAAACGAGTTATTAGCGGCACGAACAACTTTTAGATTGTTTGAGTATGCCAAAAAGTTTGCTGCTGAAAACCAATATTCATATTGATTGCCACCTGCTCCTACAGAGTTAGCATTTGGTTTACCAAAAATAGCAACCAAACGATTCTCATCAGGTATAGTAACAACAGTATTTGCTGGACCCCATTGAAATGGTCCTGCAAGAGCGCCAATTGATGTGGCAACAGATGGGACAACTGTAGTCAGATCAATCTCTGATACGTTCACCCCAGCGGATAATTGAAATGCCATGGATTTCTCCTTTTGTTATCGGGTCAATTCTTTTATGTTCTATTTAGTTTTTTATAAAACTGAGGAAGTAACCCCTCTTGTAGACCAATAATCACCTGAATCGACTGTAATTTCTTCTTGTAAACCATTGTCTATAATTCCTACTGGAGTTAATAGTTCTTCTTCCATTAGCATATTCTGTTCTTCTAAAAGTACCCTACGAATGTCAATATTCGTAGAATCTCTGAAGTATGACTGTGCGGTTAACCAAGCAAACAATACCAAACCCATTACTAGGTCATCGTTATTACCTTCCTCTGCTGCATAACTGTCTTTGTTACGAACGAAGGTATTCATTTCCGCAATAGTATCAAAATCTCTAATCAATAATTTATCAGATTCAATAATCGTTTTCAAGTTTGCACAGCCAATTTTCTTAACTGTTTTAGTTGTTTTAATACCAAAACTTGATCTAGCTTTGAAACCACCTGAAATAGTTTGACCTTTAATGTGATGGTGGTCTATTTTATACACGTTCTCATATTCTAAATCATAATGTAGAATGTCCACTACCTGCTGACCTACATTGTTCGTTTCAATCAAAACGAAGGCCTCATTGTATCTCCGACATAATGAATATATGACTGTTGGAAAAAATAGTAGTGGAAGTTTGTTATTTCTATATTTAGCAACTTGTTTATATGGTGTCTCAGATACATCTATAATGTTGATTGTGGAATAATCTTGCTCAACACCTTCTGAACAGTCAACGGTTGCAATATATAATCGTTTCTCTTTAGGTAACTCATATATATCAAGGCATTCTTCTTGTTTGATTGGATCAAAGAATGCTAACGATCTAAGTTTAGCACCAGAAATAAGTGTTGCAGAAGAACCAATAAATTCAGTCTCAAATTCCTGTCTGAATTGTTCTTC